TAAACATTGCGCCTGCGCCACTTGTGATTCTGTATTTAGTAGTCCCCGTAGTTCCGCCAGGGGCAGAACCAACTTTAGCTATTGGTCGTAAACCAAAAGGTTGGTCTATGTTAGCCATAGTAGTCTCCTAAATTATTTTAGAGACATTAATCTTACTAATTAAGACTTCTTGCCTCCAAATGTTACTCTGCTCTGCCTTTCTTGTGAGATAGGCATGCTTGGATGCTCGTCTTTATGTAGATCGTTTTCAACAGATTTATTTTGATCATTCGTCTTTCCGGCAAAATAATTGTCTCTAGACTCTTTGATCTCAATAGGACATCTCATCAAAACCAATCCTCCTACTCCAATCGCTCCTTTGTATTTGCCGTCAGCAATAGAAGGTAAATCCTTTCTATTGGGATATTGATCAGCCATTACTGGTTCATATCCACTTCTGATACGTCCAATCATATTTTTTTCATCAGACATACCTCTGTATTCGGCTCTACACCACCTATGATGAAATCCATCTGGTGGTTCGGGCGCATCAAGATTCGAAGGGGGAACCCATTCCCTCTTACGAGCAACCTTTTCACGGGTCTCTTGTTCGCGCGAAGTTTTGTTTATTTTATTCATTTACGCCTCCAATCTTCACGTATTCTTGGCAGCAATTTGCTGCACCTGTTTTGCGTATTCTTCAAGTGGCACGCCCAATTTTTTAGCAATTTGTACTTGTGTTGGCGAGAGTCTCACAGTGTTGCGCCCAGTAGCACTACCATTTCTGGCAGCTCCAGCAACAGTCTGAGCGGGCCTGTTGCTTGAATTTGTTGTTACATTACTATTATCATTAAATCTTGCATTAAGTCTAGCATCAATTTCATTATAGTAATCATCTGACTCAGTATTAAAACCTTCCATAACTAATTGTCTATGAATTCCATACGTAGCCATAGTTTTAATTAAATCATGTTCATCAGCTGTGCCATTACCAAACCATTTGTTTTTTGCCACCCATGCTTTTGCTTTTTCACTTGGCTCAGGATCTGATGCAGGTTGTGGTTGTGTAGCTTGAAAATTAGGAGCAGGTTTTTCTTCTACAGTCTTTTCAGCTTCTGCCTGTTTGGTTTTTAAAGTTAGTTCTGCTCTTTGTCTTTGCAAAACAGCATCAGTAAGTTTAGCTTGCAGTTCTGCTTGTTTTTTAAAATCTTGAGCCTGCAAAGCTTCTTGTAATTGATTTTGTAATTGTTTTTCTTCAGCAGCAGCTCTGTTTTTAAATTCATTTATGTAAGACTGATCTAGTGTATCTTTTTGAGTTTTAAGACTATCATTTTCTGCTTTAACAGATTTAGCGTATTGTAAAGCAGCATCAGCCTTTCTCTCTTCTTCCCTCCATTTTTTTGTTAGATCATTTATTCTAGTCTGAACTTTATTTGAATATTCGTCATGTTCTTTAGATTCTTTCTTTGGCTCTTCAGCAGGAGCTGCCTCTTGAGTTATCTGAACATCAGAATCTTTTTTATCTTCCTCTTTTATTTCGACATCAACAGATTCACCTGATGTGTCTAGAGGAACCATTTTTTCGTTTTCATTATTTGGTTGTGGTTGCATAGGTTTCTCCATTTTATAGTAAGTTACGTGGTAAGATATCTCTAGGATCTTTTACCTTTGCCATTATCTCGTCATCATTGACAATACGTAGTTCACCGCCATCAATTTTAATTCTAGCACCTGCGTACTTGGCAATGATAACCCAGTCATCTGCTTTACAAAAAGGACCACTAGGAAACTTTGATTTGTCTAGATAGCAATCACTACCTACTTTTAAAACTTTACATATATTTGTAGAGATCTGTGATTCTTCAACAGTTTGATCTGTTAAATGAATACCAGATGATGTTTTGTTATCTAATTTTAATGGAAATAAAACTATTTTGTACCCACATGGTTCAGGCACTTTTTCTAATTCGCTTTTAGCTTTCTCAGCTGCTTTACCATCCCATATGTGTTTTGGGACAATAAGTTTTGGTTTAGTCGTCATCTTCTAGCTCCGTTTTCTTTAGCAGGTCCGTGAGTTCCTGTATCTCGTTTTTTAATGCTGCATTCTTACCCGTCAAATATTTGTAATCCGACCAGTCTTTACACAGTCCACTGGTTATAGACTCTTCGACCGCCTTTTGTCTATCAATTAATTGTTTTTTGTAAGCTGTAAAAAAATTTTCTAACCGCATGATTTCATCTTATCAGACAATTTTTTACATCGATTTGGAGTTTGTTTATTCCATCTGGAATCAAGCATCTCATAACTAGCGCCAATAAAATTGTCTTGCTGCAGGCATTTCCACATATTCTTAAACTTAGCAACGCCTGTTTTACCAAGTTGAAAGCACATCTCAGTTAAGACGTGTTGAGCTTGTTCTGGCACTTCATCAATGCCATTCTCTATTAATAATTGTTTCATTTGAGCTACAGCCCTACTTAAATCTTTATCAAATACTGCTTGTAAATCATCTTCAGTGTATTCTACACCTGGCTCAAAAGGATCTCCCTGAACAACTTTATGGCCCCAGCCTATAGTGTCAAACCCCTCGGTATCTTGATAAATTTTATTTCTGAACCCTTCACTTAATTTTACTGATTTAGATAATTCTTCGTAACTCATTTGCTTTTAATAACTTTCTGTAGTGTTTTAGCTTGTTTTGCATGAGTGTTCGATGCTTTTTTTAACGCTTTAACTACTTTTTTAACTTTTTTTATTTTATTTTTTTTCATTATCTTCCTTAAACCACTGCGGTAAACCTAAAAAAGGTCTGCCATCATATTTATTAGTATCATTAAATTTGCCATTTATCTCATTATAATGCAAAAAAACTTGAGCACAATTGTTACCTGTAAAGGGCTCTCTCCAATGCTCAGTCTCGTGACCTTTATATATTAACATGTCACCTGGATTAAGCAAAATCTCTTCACCATCTAAAAATATTGGCCACATTTCTCCTCCCAAATTTAAAGTGCAAGATATTTCGCAAGATGGTCTGTCTATATGTTTTTTAAGTTCATCCCCTTTTTTATAAATTCTAGCGCAAGAATACGTTTCAATAAGACTAGTTTGAGTTTCTTTCTCCATTAGTGGTTTCATTTTTTGTAAAAGAGTTTCCATAACTAAATCACTATAGTGAAAATACGTATCTGGAACTTGAGTGTCATCCCAACGTCCCCATTCATCTGCAAATGGAGATATGTATTTTGACTCAAAAAAATATAAAGCTACCTTTCTTTTAGTTAAAAAATATAAATATACAAAATCAGTTAATTCTTTAGATAATGCTTGTCTAATTACTTTCATCTAAATGGCACCCCTGAACTCCAAACCACTAGTGAATAACGCACGCCAGCAGTTACTGGCTTTACTCTATGTAATAAAAATGATGGAAATACAACAATAGATCCTCTTGGTCTAATTTCATTACAAACTTTAACATTAGATGTTTTTTCACCTTTACCGTCTCTTAGGTCAAATTCTAGATCTCCTCCTTTGTACATAGAACCATCTACTAAACTAATAGTCATAGACAACTTTCTAACAAATCCTTTTTCATTTGGCTCACAAAATTGATCTTCATGCCAATCATAATGCTGTTTTTTTGAACCATCATATTTAGTAAATTGAAAAGCCTCACAATATTTTAAATCAAAATTCCACTCAGCTTCTTTATTGGCTAAGTTTATATAAGGCTCAATTTCTTTAAATATCCAAGGATCGTCTAACCAAACAACATTAGATTTTCTAGTTTTGTGTAAATCTTTTTCTTCAAGTTTTGGATCTTTTATTGAACCAATAGTACCGACTGAATCTTTTTTTGTAAGTGCGTATGCTAAAATTTCATCACAAAGTTTGTCTGAGAAAGCTGATTGAAAATATTTTAAGTAATGTTTTAATATCACTTTTTCTTGAACAGACCTATTGCACTAGATCCCGCCTTGATGCCGAAGCTGGCAGATATCGCAATGTACAACAAATTATGATAATACGACGGCAGGTCCTGCAGTGCGAGGAACCCACGATGCACATG